ATCATACACATGCGCTTGAATTAATGACAGCGCTTGCGGATTTTGTTGCACAATGGCGGTCTGATACAGGCTCATGTGCGAAGCAATATGAGCGTCGTGATCCTGTCCGGGAAAGGCTTTGGCCGCTTGTCCCATCAATAATCCCGCGTTCTCGTGCGCCGGATCCACCGGTTGCGGTTGCGGGGGTGGCGGCAAGAGCGCCTCGATGTTCTCCACATTAAGGGCTTGATACATTCGGCGATACGCCTCGTAAATGCCCGCTTGACCGTGAATCTCGGGGTTCGATTGCGCCATTTGCAGCATTTGCTGCGCCAGCATCACCCGTTGGCTCATCGAGAAAATGTTCGGGTCCGATACCGGAATAATATCCACACGATCATCAAAATCAGCCTGTTTAATGTTCTGGTCGCCGTTTTTGGTCATGTACGGGTAGGACGGCGGTAGGAATTGGGCGAAAATTCTCGCCAATAAGTTAAATTCTATCTTTTGCGCGTAATGTAAGCGCTTATGAATCGCCGACATCACCTTGGTGCCACGCTCCAGTAACGCCACGGTGGTGCCCACCGGCATTTCCTGATTGGAATCGCCCACTTGAATATCAGCAATGGAAGCAAACCGCTTACCGGCATCGACCATTAAGCCCATTAAGGCTAACAGGGTTTGTGACGGCTCTTTAAACGGCAATGGTACAAACGAATCTCGAAGACTGCCCCCTGGGGCGTCCATATCACGAAATTCACCCGGTTGTAAGGGCTGATCGTCGTTCCGGATGCGAATACCTCGCGCTTTAAATCCGGCCGGCAGGTTGGCGAGCGTGCCCGCGTCGATCAGCTGACGCAAAATCGAGGTGGACGCTCTGGAGAGTCCGCCAATCATGTGCGTTAGGCCAAATCCGTAAAATCCAAGTCCGGGTAGGAACTTGTAATGAACAAAATACTGAATCTTTTTCTTTAACGGGTCGGTTTCATTCCAGTTGCGACGAATGGAAAGCACCGCATTGTTACGTTTGGACAACGTCACAATGTAGGGCAACTTAACCCCGGTGGGTTCACCGGTCTCGTCCATGTCTTCAAACCCGTCAATATCCAAATCGGTATGAATTTCATACAATTCGCAATCGCTGTCAGTGTTATACGACGGCTCCATGCCTTGGAGCTTGTCAATTTCCTCCTGAATGTCCTCGCTATCGTACTCGGCGCCCATCGATTTCAGAGGCACGTCACGATAGAACCCGCTGTTTTGCAATTTGACGACATCGTTCATCGGCATCGAGACGATGTTGGTAATCCGTACGGCAGTTTGCAAATCGCTGGTGTCATAAGGCACGACCAAATTCTCGGACGGTATAAATTTCGATACTGCCCGACCTAAATTCTGATCATAATAAACCTTACGAAACGCCGAACCGGAAAGCGGTAGATAAAATAGCAGCATATCTGTTTCCGGATCGTATTCTTCCATGACGTGCATGATTTGATAATTCATGTACTCCTTGACCCTGGCTGCTTGTCCCTCGGAGTCAGGAGTGATGGCGCCAACGATCTGAGTCTTTACAGGACCTTGAGCTGGCAGTATTTCGCCATAGGCTTGTGCCTGGAATTGCGTGACGGATTCGGCTAACAGGGGATGAGTTATGCCGGATGCGCCTTCAAATGGTTGACTTCGTTCTTCGTAACGCATGCCGAGAAATTCCAAGCCGTCACGATATTGTTTCTCCCATTCAGAACGAGAGTTAATATCGGCTTCGACATCGGCAACGCATTGGTTAAATATACCGTGTAGTTCGGAATCGTCCAGTTCTTCAGCCAAGTTAGCGCCAAATTCAACTTGCTGGGGCAGCATCTCGCCCGCCCCAACAACAATGTTTCCATTATCCAAGGCGGTAATGGGGACGTCTTCTCCATTCAACTCGGCGAGTGTGGGATCCTCTAGTTCAATTGTTTTGGAATCATCGATAACCTCCAATGGCTCTTCTTGAGCCGGGTATATTCGTTTATCGACGTCCGCCATAGTATCGCCCTTGTGCTAATGTAAACATAAGCGCACTAATCCAATTTCGATATTGGGTCAGTGGACTTATTACTGTGTTGTTCATTCTATACTTGAATTTAATAATTTTCATTAAATCCTTTTTTCCGTTGTAAATATTATTCATCAATAATAAATGTGCTGTTGCGGCACAAACTCCTCATCCTCTTCATCCGAGTATAGACGAACAAAGTTACCTTGTCTAAATCTCAGTATCGCTTGCGTCATCGAATCCACATAATCGTCGTGCTCGCCAAACGGAAAAGCAGCACACTCCTCAATAACATCCTCGGCAAATTTCTTCTGTGGCGCCCAGACCATCCCCGACTCAAACACCGGACTGACCGCGTGCACCCTAGTGACCTTATCATTACCTCTCGACGGGCGGTAGTTGACCACCGGTATCCCCATATTGCGTAGTTCGTGGGTCAACGGCGTTCCTGACGCCTGGGACTCAACTAGCACCATTTCCGGCTCCCAATACTTATACTCCTCATTGGCCACCGCTTTCAGCTCGGGAAAATCCCAGCGTCCGCGTTTGGCATCGAGCAGTATAATCGCATCGCCGCTGTCATCACTCGGCTTAAAAATGCCCCAAGTGGTAATGGCTGAAAAGTCAGCCGTTTCCTTCTTGGAAAACGCCGTATCATAGCTCTGAATAATGTACTCCACCGGCGGTATCTTCTCCTTTTCCCAAGGCTGCCACCAATCCCGTTTGATAATCGCACCTTCTTCCGAAGTCGGGTTCTGCATGTACTGGGCGTTCCACTTGGTCACCGGCAGTGAGGCTTTCACCGCTTCGAGTTCCTCCAATTTCCAATACTCAGGCCATAACGGATTGCCCGAATCCTCAAAAATCGCCGGTAGTTCAACAATATCCCACTGATCCGCATGCACCTCGGTCTGTCGTTTCAGCAATTGCGCCGTTAAATCAATGGTCGACCAGCGCGTCATCACAATCACAATCGAACCGCCCGGTTGAAGCCGCTGACGAGGACCAGAGGTGTACCATTCATAAGCTGAATCCAGTGCCGAGGGACTGAGCGCATCTTGTTCGGAGTGCGGATCGTCAATGATGAGCAGATCGGCGCCACGACCGGTAATGGCTCCGCCAACACCAGCCGCGAAATACTCGCCACCCCTGTTGGTTTCCCAACGCCCCGCCGATTTCGAGTCGGCACTGAGCGTGACTTTGGGAAAAATGGCTTTGTACTCCTCGGAATCCATAAGATTCCTGACTTTACGCCCGAAACGCACGGATAATTCGGAGGTATGGGTGGTTTGCATGATTTTCATGTTGGGTTTGAGTCCCATCACCCAGGAGGGAAAGTACACGGAAGCGAATTCGGATTTGGTGTGCCGCGGGGGCATGTTGATAATGAGTCTCTTGATCTCGCCTTTGGCGATTTGCGTGAGCTTATCGGCAAAAATTTTGTGGTGATCGCCCTGGATAAACTCCGGCCATATGTATTTTATGTAATCCAAAAAGGATTCTTGTACCTCCCCTTGTTTGTCCAGGTTTTCCAATCGCTCTTGCAGCAAGAGGATCTCTCGCATTGCATCTACAGGTACATGTCTCAAGTTCGACATAGGAGTCACTATAATGTGTTTTGTTTTTTCATTCAATTATTTGTGTTGAACGTTATTATATATACCAAAGCATAGGAGTCCCAAATACTATAAGGGGGGGTTAGGGGTCGAGATATGAAAATCTCGGATTTTCGACATCAAATGGAAAAGAATCCTAGCGTGAGAGCAACTGCGCATATTGATACGCAAAGTAGACTAAGGACAAAAATAAATCCCTTTGTTTATAGGGGTTTCAGAGCATCATAACAAAAATAAATATACTTATCGTATAAAATAGATTAATGTTGAATAACATTTCAACATTAACTACAAATAAAGGAGAAAGTGAAATGAAACAATATAAAACTGAAGACGGATATGTTTTCGATCTACAAGATGACGGTAGCTTAACTGATGGAGATATGACTTTTGATTCATTGGAAGAATTGAAAAAGCATGTTGATGTATACGAAGTTAAATCCGAATCAATGGACGGAGAACGAAATGAATAAGTATACCAAGATTGGAATAGATCAAATGGCAACGAATCGACAACGCATGAAAGAGTTGGAGAAGAAGAAAGATGTAGCAGAATATCTACTGTGTAAAAAGAAAGAAAGCACATTTAGAAAGTTTGTTAAGGACATCTTCTCTAACTTCGTTATTGTTCGTGATGGTCATGTAGCGTTTAAGAAATACGATAGGGAGATGTTGATTGATGTTGGCAACAACGAATTCAATCTTGTCGGATCGAAACTTATGCTACCAATTAATATAGATTATAAACCTACGCATGTTAAAAAAGTAGATGCTACATGGGCAATGAGGTTGAATCTTAATAACTTTGTTAGAAAGGTGCAATCATGAGTAAAACTGGAGATTTATTTATCGAAAGACAAGAGAGTGGCGAAAGCCACTCTCCCACCGAGATTAACCCAATGGATAGTGGAGAGAATTTTTCTCACTTCGACCTTGAGCAAGAGAGGAAATGGAAGAATTACTATAGAAATGTGGATATTCCAAACGATTGGTTAAATGTTTCTTATGGTAATGATATGCATCCTAGCTTTGAATTCAATGGTTATCACATTTGGTTTAATTCGCCAATTCTAGCGATAAGACACGAGAAACATTTTGAATTCGGTTATACCGATCTCAATAATTTCATCGATTGGCAATTCATGGTTACCTTGTCCGAAGAATATGGTTGGGATACTTCAGATCCAATACTAATGACTTCTGACTTTGATGAAGTAATGAAGTTGGTTAACTATGCTAAAGGGGGGAAATCATGAACGATCTAGCAAATAAAGAGAGTGGCGAAAGCCACTCTCCCAACCAATGCAATCTTTGTGGAAAGATAGTCGATGAAAGAGCAATGCAAGAACAATGTGGTCTTAATATTTGCATTTCTTGTGATGGCAAATATTCAGATGAAGAATTGCTTGAGTTAAAAAATTAGAACCCAGATCAAAACCCTCACAGCTGTCAGCTGTGGGGGTTTTTCTTTTTTTACTATCATTATTACTATCATAGAGAGCAGATTGCAGATGGGGGGCAGATGGCCAAAACCCTGGGCAAAAAAAAAGAGAGAGCAATCTGCTCTCTCTTTCCATAGGCTCCCAACCCTATTGTTTAATTTACCTTAATTTCTCAAAATCAAATTTATAACAACGGTCATCATAATTAGGACTCATATTTTCCCAACCAAAACCAAATTCCCCATCATCAGACGCATTAAAATAATCTTCAATACTTTCCCATTTATCATAAGAAATTTCTGCTTCATCTGTGTGATGAAAGATTAATACTTTCTTATCTGATAAATGAAACATAAGATGCAAACAACCACCACCACTGTGAAAAGTTACCATCCTCTCAATTTCAAGATCGTTAAATTTTGATTTAGAAAAATCAATTGCCAAACTAATATCATCAAGAACCATATGTGACCAAATGTCATGAGGTATATCTTTTTCCATTTCGTTACTCCAAAGTTAATTAATTTACCCCTTAATTATATCAAATTCATTATACTTTGTGTGTATTATTTTGGTATAATAAAGATTCATTTAAACTATTATTTGGAGTAAAAAAATGAAACTAGATATTAAAAAACTAAAAGATGGAGATCGCATACAGTTTGGCAAAGACACATTTGCACAATGCACTAACTATGAAGTTGATGTGTCTGGACTCAAAGGAACAATAACAGAAGTCACCGTAAATGATGATGAAGTTATCGTGGTTCGTTTAGATAAACACCA